TGTATTTAAACGTAATTTAAAGAAACTACCTTTATCATCACATGATATTTGAGTAGCATCCGTATCAAACGGAATAATAGTTTCCATTGTAACCGCATCTTGTATACTGTAATAACTAGATGTAGGTAAACGAAAATCAATTAAATAGTTCGAACTAGTAGCATATGTCTTTGTAGGAAATTCTGGTCGAGCGCCGATACGAAATATAGCACGTTCCGATTCTCGATATTCATTACGTATATTTTTTATATAAGGTATAAAAATATTATCAGAAATTTCTGACCTAGATCCAGTACCAGTTAAAACAGAATCATTCCAAGCTACTTCTAGTCTAGGTATATAAATTGTATGGGTATCTAATCCATAAAAACTGATAGTGCCTAATACGTCGTATGAATTTTCATCTGCTTTAGATCTTTTAATTATAAATCCGTGATTAGGAATTGTACTATCAACCCAACGTTTAACAATGTTAGTGACATCCATACGAACATCAGGTTCTTCATATGTAAACGATTGACTAGCCTCATATCCAGATCCAGTAATCCATGTACCACCACCTAACATAGTTGTATTAGAAAAATCATTTTTACTATGTGATGACCCAGTATTCCAAAAAGTAGCTTGATTATCGTTATCGCGATAATACCAAGATGCCCCATTAGATATAGCAGGTACGTTATCAAATCTACCATTACCATTTGTCCATGACTCGGAAACAGGAAATGCATAAATAGTATAATTTATAGGTAAATCTGTAGCTTGTGCAGCACGTATGTTTAAATAAACGGACGCAGAATTTTGAGACTTACGACCAATAGGAGGAATATCTCCAGCTGCAATAGCATTACGTATTGCTGTTATCTGAGATCCAAAATCTAATAAGAATCTAGAGTTATAATTAGCACCTTGTATTTGCCGTTCAAACAATGACCCTGACGCATGTTTAATCAAATCTAGGATAGGATCTATACCCGTGTTCTTCGCCGGATATCGTTCGTATATTGTAGTATCTCGTTCTGGATAATATAAGTGGTACATGCGTTACTCTTTACGGTTTTACTGTTCGAACTTTAATGTCTGCATTAGGATATTTTATTTCAAATATACAAGGATCTAAGCTAGGATATATGATACCATTTTTAGTAGCACCCGCCATATCATAAACATTGCCTGAATAGCCTAAGTTTTTATCAAACAAGTTTTTCATTTCAAATTTAGCTACAGATTGTACACCTGGTAATCTATCTAATTCACTTGTAATATTAGAAATATTAATCATACCGTTTATTTGCAAACGATCTGGGCTAAACATTTGCTTAAGTTTATTAATACAAGTTAAAATAACTTCGTTAGCATTATAACTAGGTACAGGTACAATATCTACTTCTATTCCCACATTAACTATGTATGCAGTTTTTATATTAATAGCATCTGTTAACATACGATAATTAGACAAATACGTACGTAGATTTTCTTTTGTAGCCGGATTAAGTTCTGTAAAATTATTGTTAGCATCATATGATAACACATACAAATTTAATGCTAATGGGTTTGCAATGTTATCGCGTGGATATTCACGATCGCCAGTATCTAATTGAAAGTCACTTACGATATAAGCCTTTGATACAGATCCGAATCGGCCTGGCATTGCATAACATCTAGTTATATAATCTTCACGTGTAATAGCTCTATTTTGTGCCGCAAAGCTAGCCATGGCATTTTGTCGTATACTTTCGATAGATTCTTTACTTTTACCGCCCGTAGCAGAAATAGGATTATTTACAGCTACAGTACTTTTAGTATCTGTCAAATTTAAACCGTACAACTCAGTTGCAGTATTATAAGTAATATTTCCTATCTTAGTAAGAGTATTGGAAGCTACATTGTCATTAATAGACCCGCCTACACTGTACGTAACAGTTAATACTACATTGTTAGGAGCTAAACCATATGTACTAGTATATAAGAAGTTACTAGGATCTAAATTTGAATTAGTAGTACGTGATAGATACTCTAATCCCAGTCCAACATTTTTAGGATTAGGTACTAATTCTTCATCGGCATCTGAACTAACACCTGACCCAAACTGTAGTTCTATACGGTCATCTTCACGTAATCTAGTAACAAATCTACGGGCTGTTCTACGTAGTTTCAATAAATACGGCGTTGAACTTCTATATATAGAAAGTTCTGCATCATTATACGGGATATTAACTACATCGTCAAATATAGTATCTTGAGCTAAATAATCAACCTCATACCAAATATTACCATCATCATCTGTAACACTAATTATATCTAGTACGTTAGATTCTGGCAATATAATTTTATCATATGGCTTAGGATTTCCGAACGCAAATGTAGTGGTTCTAACTTCACCTGAAACTGCTTGAACCGATTTCCTAAGAAGATAATATTGTACGTTACCAGACCCGTCAATCTCATAAACAGAAATGTCTATAGGACTTAACGAACTACTAAATGTAAAATCTACATCTTGTATTGTTCTAAATTTTATCGGATTTGCTGGAGAATCAGACGACACTTCCATGCCTTGCTTAATGTTTAAAGCATAACGAAAATCTGGACGAGCATTTACACCAGTACCAATTGCAGGTATCAATTGATATACATCTAAATCTACAATAGCCGGAGTATTAAGTTTAGGTTTATATCCGAATAATTGTGATAAACGCAAAACGTTTTGCTCTTCTATGGCAGACGATAATACTGACTCTCGAAAACTTTGATCCGCGTAAAATGATAAAACATCACCAACATATGAAGCCATTTCTATAAACATCATACCAGGCGAAGATTCATTGAAATCATTGTAAGTATTAGGATAATACTGTTTAGCAAACGTGATTAAGTTTTGCCTAAACTGAGCAAAATCTTTATTTAAATACTTTACGTCCTTTTTAACTAAATCCATTAAAATCTCCTAGATGCAAACACTCCAACTGCTGATAATTGACGATTTGCGTCAACTTGTGGAGTAGCTTGAGATATTATTATCGTGTTTTCTTGAGCTAATACATTTATTACTAGATTAGCCCCTACATTAGTAACTCGAAATACAATTTGTATATTCAATGCATTTTCGTTACGATTATCACGAAATACGTCAACATTAATTAATGTTATATACGGTAACCAATAGTTAATATCATCCTGCAAACTCGACTCTAAACTATCAGCTAATATATCCGTGTTTTGTTCAAAAATGCTATCATATATATCAGTACCAAAATTTGGTTGCATATAACGTTCGCCCTTACGGGTAAGCAATAAATTTGTAAGATTACTGATAGCCTGATCTTCAGTAGTATACGATAAAGAAAATACTCCCTTACCGCTAGTTGTTTGAAAAGAGCCACTTAATACATTACCAACCGTTGCAGATCGATCATTCTTACTAGCAGCTGCTTGATTAAAAGGTAATTTTATACCAACAGCTGTCGAGCTAGGATCAATAAACGGTTTGTATTGATAAATGGTCCTTGCCATTAACGCCCTTTCTTCTTATCAATAGCTTTCATTAATGCAGAATAATCTTTATTCATAGCATTAACTACAGTAGCTACATTATCATTATCAACATTTACTGGTCTACCATCTAAGTCATGTGATGGTATAATCGAAGGCTCATTGCCGCGCATAGCTCCAAAAGCCTGTGCCATATCAGATGTAAATGACATCATACCGCCTTCCGATAAATTTAATGGTCGTGAAGCTGTATCATTTAACAAATCGTTAAGTAATGGATCTTTTACAAAAGATTTAGGCTTTTGTGATTGTTTTTTAGAATGCATTACTGTTTCTGTAACTGCAGGAGTATATGTTTTTTTAGGTTGTTCTGTTAACAAACTACGTAATTCCGTACGTACAGCTGTCTGTACTTCTTCACGTATAATAGTACGTAATGCCTTTATAAAAGACTTGGTATCCATAATATCCTTTTAAATAAATATGTTTATGATACGGTTCCGGGGGTAGTT